TCCTGAAATCCGTAATTCGATTCAAGCCAATCGGTTAATTGTTTCCATTTTGGTTTAACGCCGTACTCGACCTGACGCGCTGTTGCCTTTTCCTGATTCTCGTAAGTACTGCCCTCGGTAATAATATCTAAAACCTCTTTCGGTACGTTCATAACCGAAGCTATTTTAAGCATATCCTCATTGAAGCTATTATCCAACTCCAAATTAGCGAGGTTATCGACAAACCGCTCAATACTGATCTTAGACTTGACTGCGTGAACTTTGCGCAACGATCTAACCTTTTCCTCAATACTTAACTTTTCATCTTCACCCATTGGTAGTTGCGTGGTGTCATTCGGGTCTGCTTGTCCTGTAACCATGAACTTTTGAACCATTTCAAGGTTAATCTGTTTAGCGTCGAGTGCCATTTCAGAATTAACAATGATTTTGTATAACGCATCGATTCTACTGAGCGCTTTAAAGCTGTTGCCATCGATACCGCCAATCATGTCGTAGAAAGGGATTATCTCGGATAATTGAATTAGTACGCTTTGACCGTTACCAAGATTATAGTTTACTTGCGCTTTCATAACGTCTTTTAACGTTGCGCTGGTAAATATAAACGCTTTCAATCGGTCAATAGCCGTAACATTCCAATCAATATTATGCGGGATTAGCCATTGTATAGGGTTATTTTCTTTCAACACTTTAGATCCGTTCGGGTTGTACAAATAAGCCGCGCCCATTTGAATCCAAAAGAAGTACTCCCAAAAGAATTGAGACCAGCCTTGCTTAAAGTTTGGCTTATCAACGAGGCTATAAAGGAAATTCTTTTCGGTTAACTTCTCTCCCTCGTATTTGTTCACGCTTGCCAAACTACCTAAATCGGCAGTTACCGCAACGACTTTCAATAAAGCAGGATTTGTAAGAACGTAATCGAATTTTTGGCGGTCTGTTAATTTAACTCGCGCGCGGCCTAAACTTGAAAATATTTCAGTAAACCAATTGCCGCTCGAATCCCTTTCAACGCTTATTGGCTTTTCTCCCCAAGTCAATCCCCAGAACCCCATCTTAACTCACCAATAAAAAAGCCCTACCGCAGTTATGCGATAAGGCTTGGTTAGTATTTTGTCGATGCATCATGTTTGTTGGCTACTTACACTTCCATCGTGTAGGTTTAGCGCAAATATAGAAATTTTATTTAGAATGTTATGTTATTGCCGAATATTTTTATCTTTACCCTAAAATCATTAACATTTAAAAAACAACAAAATGAAAAAACTTTTATTTGCCCTATTGCTATTCGCTGGGGTTGCTACGGCACAAACAAGCAAGGTTATTGACCTGAAATCTACAACGACTGCAAAGGTACTCGACACGGTGACCAACGCTGGGACGCGTATTCAACGCGGGGTTGCTAACACAGGCGGCACAAACCTAAACATTACAGTTCAGGTTAACATTACTAAGATTTCGGGAACCGTTGGAGGGACTGTTACTTGCCAGGGGTCTTTGGATGGTACGAACTTCGTGACTATTGGCAGCGCGGCAACCGCTACCGATGTAGCCAGCCAGTCGTTCTCATTCCTTGTGAAGCCTACCGATTACCCATACTACCAAATCAAATACGTTGGGACGGGAACAATGGCCGCGTCGTTCAATACGAAATTGTATTACAGGCCAGTAAATTAAGTGAGTTAGTTTTTTAGGTTGGTAAGCCCTTTGTAGAAATGCAAGGGGTTTTTTTTTACACCTTGCGAATGATTCCTAAATCAAACATCTTTTGCACAACATAAGCAATCGCGTCAATAGTGTGGTTATCTTGGTCAATCGGTTCTTCCTGCTGTACCCCGAATTTGTCTTTTTGATAGCAGTAGTTTTCCTGCTCGTATTCGATATTCTTTGACGCTGACGTGTAGTAAATATTGATTCCTTGCAGCATCGCGATACGGTCAAGTAGCTTTGATTTGCCACCAACAGCAACCGCATATTCCCAACCTGCGCGACGCAATGCCGTTATCTTTGTTGGGCGGTTATTATCACAAACTATAATCTTTTGCTTCTTAACGTTTAGTTTTTGGAACAACCACGGCACCAATCCTTCCTCTTGAGCCGAATTGATTTGATGGAGTTCTGTTTGCGTCATTTTCGAGCGTAGTTCATTTTCGCTCTCGTAGTTCATTTCGTGAACGTAAAGATTGCCGTCGTGGTATTTTACCTCCACCAGTCCAAACGGATCCACCATGCCCCAGTCACATCCATAGTAAACCTCTTTTTCGATTCGCAAATAGTCAACGTATGGGATTTCCTGCCAAGTGTAAATCCTGCCCTCAACTTCCGATTTCATTCCTAATCCGTAAACCGACCATTTAAATGGGTTGGCTGTACCTTGCGCGATATTGTACTCGGTTGGCTCGTAGCTCTCAATCTTGATTCTTTGCTGCTCGGGGCAAAAAGGATTGTCTTTGAAAGTGGAATGAATTACAATAGCGTTGTCGCGCTTACTTACCTTTTCAATCCAATGTGATTTTTTTGGGTTCCAATCGATAAACATCAAGTCCGATCGCTGGTCAATCTGGTCGAAAGTGTCCTCGCTGATTTTGTATGGCTCGTTTAGCCAGCTAACATCTTGGGTGAGGCCATGCACCTTTTCTTCATCATCTGCGCCATGCGTTTCAAACACGCTGTTTAATTCGGGATATGCATAGAATGATTCGGTTTTGTTCCGGTTGGCATAAACCATACGATTGCTAACCAGTAGCATCTTTTGAAAGTCTTTCCAAACGGTGTCTTTAACGTCCTTTTTCGTATCGCGCCAAGCTGTTACCCTGAAGTTTTCGTTGTTCTCGCAAATGCGGTGCAATAGCTCCATAATGCTCCAAGTCTTTGAACTCCTGGAACTACCTGTGTTGATTATGTATTTGTATTTGCGATTGCCATTTTCATCCTTGGCTTTCATCGCTTGGTAGTTCTTATAGAATACCGGTGTTATGCCATATTCCATTAGTCAACTTTAAAGTCATCGATGGTTTTACCGTTAGGCAAAGTAATAGCAAGGTTGGTAGTGTTGGTTGGTAGCTTTTCGCCTCCTGTGGTTAAATCGACCTTATCCCCAAACATCTTAGGATAAAACTTAGCGGCTAGCCATTTGTTAGTTTGGATCAATACATTTGCTGCTGATGGTTCAATAGCTCCACTCTTAAGCAAATCGTAAACGTGGTCAATTTCTTCAATTACGCTTTCCGACTTATCCTGCATCGAGTTTACATACAGGTTGCGTAATTCCTCATTTTCACGCTTCCAACGACACCAAGTAGAAAAGTCTGGGTACTCTTCTTTTGACTTAAGAACTGTCTTGATATTAAAGCCTTCTGCAACCTCTTCACAAATTGCTTTACACTTTTCAAAATCATATTCGCTTGGTCTGGCCATACCCCCAAAATTACAATAATTTTTTTACTGTGCAAGTTTACTTATACTCTTTATTGAAAATGTAATTGAACTTGTTTTGCATAGTTATGAAAAATGTGGATTTCTTAACCAATTGGTTGTCGTAAAACTTTGACAGCACCGGCTCCAGTAACGCCTGTAATTCACGCGCTTTATCCTGTATTTGTTTGGTCTGCTTTGTAGGTGTCATTACTGGCTCGTCAATTTCCTGAACCAGTAAATCCACCAATACAAATATCTTTGCAAGTTTCTTTTGCATTTAGAAAAGTTTATCTTGTTTTACAAACGCTTTGAATCGCTTTCCGGTATCTTTCATGTTTTCGATACTTTGCCTGTAATAAGAATCTTTCAATTCAATTCCAATAGCTTTACGCCCCATCGATACCGGAGAAAACACTTCACTACCAACGCCCATGAACGGAGTTAAAACTACTTCATTTGGATTTGAGTATAATTCCACAATTCTATCGATAACGTCTAGCTGTAAAGCGTGTACGTGTTTCTCATCGTCAGGGTGCCTTGCGTCTTTGAATGGCAAAACGTTATCAATCCTAATATCGTCCCAAACGCTTGAGGCGTACCGCTGCCAAATGTAATGGTTCAATTTTGTGACTTTGTCGTCCTCGTTGATATTTTGCAGGTGTTCCCAAAGTTGTTCCTCGTTTAGATTACTTCCGTTTGCATTGTTCCAAGCCCTTAGTATATTTGGTAAAATTGGGATTTCGCCGGCGTAATGATTTATTCCGTATGGATGCGTAACAGGTACTTTGTTTTCGCCTTTTTTAGTGAAAATCAAAACGTAGTCAGGCATGGCTGTAAAGCATTTTGTAGAATCCTCCATGATGAATTTATGCATAAGGCTTTGAACCATTGTACGCATCCTGACCTTTAACGGCTCTTTCCAAATTGTGATTCGGTTCCTGTACTCGAATCCGTACTTTTGATGAATCCTGATAATTTCGTTTGGAAAATCCCAAAGTCGGCAAGTGTTGTCGAAAACGTCAGTACAGTGAACCGCATTTATTCGCCCTGGTTTTGTAACCCGTGAAAGTTCTTTTACCAAAAAATCGTATTGATCTAAAAATTGTTCTTTGCTTTCGCAGTTTGAAAAGTCATTTTCGGAGCTGGAATAGTTATACAATCCAGCGAACGGCGGGCTATAAATTACCAAGTCTATACTTTCCTTTTCGAGTGTTGGCAATACTAGCATACAATCACTGTTGTATAGTGAATAGTTATCGGCGTGCAATTGGTCTTTTACTTTATTTTTGGTTTTCATAAAAATGATGGTTTAATGATTTCTTTGTTAAATTCTTTTATTTCGTTTACAAACGATTTATTGACGTTTTTAATAAGGTTTTCGTGAAGGGCAATGGCTTTGTTTGTTTTTTGCTCGATAGTGTCTAAAACGCGCTGTTGACCATCTGAAACAACCATATCAACAGTTACGTCACTTTTCTGGCCGAACCTCCAAAATCTTCTTATTGCTTGGTAGTATTCCTCATAACTCCAAGTTGGGAAAAATACGGTGTGATTGCAATGCTGCCAGTTAAGCCCGAACCCCGTCATTTTCGCTTTGGTAATTAGTCGTTCTATATTTCCATTAGCAAAGTTTAAAAGGATATCCTCTTTTTTATCGATTGACTGGGATCCGATTATTTCAACTGCGCTTGAATCTAATTCACGTAACAATTTACTTTCGTCATTTAGATTGCACCAATAAACCGACGTTTTTCCGCTGGCGAGTGAAATGGCTTTCTCGCATCTTTGGATAATTGTTTGGCGCTGCTCGTGTTTTACTTCGGGCATTGACTTAGCTATTGGCGTAAACATTTGAACTTGCCCATTAACATCGATTAACGATTGATTTTGAACAATGTTTTTATTCAGTATCAAACTCGGCAAAATATGCTTTTCATCTGAAAAACCTAAATCGCTAGGCATTTTGCACATTATAGACCATTGATTAACCCAAGCAAAAAAAGCCTTTTCTGCGTGAGGTTTTAAGTAGAATTTTTCGCCAATGTTCCGGTTGTTGCTGTCTACTGAATTTTGATTGTTTTTAAAGAACTTTCCAAGCATATCCATGTAGCCCATGTATCCCAACGCTTCGCTACTTGTGCCAAGTTCAATAAAATCGTTTGGTGATGGAGTTGCTGTTGCAAGGTATCGGTACGGTATTTTCTTAATGAACGATGTGATTTGGTTTTTAATCTTACCGTCGTAGTTTTTCAGTATGGAACTTTCATCCAATATCACACACTCGAAATCCTTTTCGTTCAGGTAGTGTAATCTTTCGTAATTGCAAATGACAATTTTCTTTGTGAATTTACCATCTTTTGTAATTTCGATATCGTCTGTAATATCGCGATCGAAAGCCTCTTTGATAAACTGAAATCCAACGGCCAATGGCGTAAGAATCAAAACTCTTTTGTTTGTGTGTTGAATTACGTTTTTGGCAATTGAAATTTGAATTAATGTTTTACCTAGTCCGGTATCAACAAAGTTTGCAATCCTGCCTTTTCTTACCGCCTTTTCAATAATGAAAGACTGGAAATCAAAAGCGCAATCTGGAATAAAATTAGCCTTAAATCCAAAGTCCCCAATTGAATGTCGTTTCTTTTCCAGAAACTCGAAATAATCTTTACTCATTTTTATAAAAGTTAAAACCCGCTAAAATGTCGGTAAGGAACGACTTAGATTAACGGGATTTATAATATGTTTTACGGTTCCTTACTCCCGATTTACTGCAAATCTAATAAAAAGTTTTGTCTTTTAATGCTATAATGATTCTAAATTATTTTGTTCCCTTTCAATAAACACCCCATCAACAAAAATAATCTCAAACGCTGTAACTGTGTACGGCCACTTAGGTGAATGTTCTAGGCGTATGCCGGATATGTATGCGGGGCGGCCTAGGTGGGTTGTTGGGGTTGCTTGCGGTGGGGTTGGATGGGTCATGGCCTGCCTCTTAAGATTACTATCATTGAATCGTGTTTGCCTTTGTTAGTCGTGGAATACTCGCCTTTAGTGTTGATTCCTTTAAAAGCGATTCGGCCTCTTACAAAACGTGTTTCTGCGTTCGGCAATAATAGTTCGTGGAATTGCTTCGTTCCGGTCGCGCTTGGAATTAGTAAAACACAG